AGTCGAACTCACTGTGGCGGCAGAACAGGCGGCGGAAGAAGGCCAGGATGCTCATGGTCGCGTGCACCGGCAGGGGACGGGAAACATCAGGCCCAGATCACCAGCGCGCCGGCTGATGTGAGCCCGAGATTGATAGGCAGCGTGCTGGCTGTGGTCGTCGTCGCGGGCGGCGTGGTGGTCGATCCGTCGTCCAGCGTCACCGACGTGCTCAGCGCATCGCTGTAGTTCGTCGCCGCGTCAAACGCCCGCATCTGAACCGTGTCCGTCGCGCCAGGCGTGCGCCCTGTCACGGTGACCGAGCGGCCTCCGCCACCAATCGCCACCCAGCCTTCTGCGTTGAGCTGGTACTGATAGCCTGACACGCCGACAGCATCAGAAGCGGCCGGGCATGTCAGGGTGTAGCTGGTGCTTGAAACCAGCACCGCCGTGATGCTTCCAGTGAGCGTCGGGGCCGTTGCATCCGACACAGCCACCGACCCGAACGCGATAGCGAAGTTCTGGCGGGCCGTAGCGTCGGCGGCGGCCCAGTTCAGCGTGAAGCCGTCAGCGTCCTGGCTGACGAAATCAGCAACGGCCGCGACGGTAGGTGAACCGGAACCCGGCGTGGCATGCGTGATGGCCGACGTTTCGTTGTCCAGGTATCCAGTTTGCGTAGTCGCCAGTGCGTCGGTGGCGCCGGACCACATCACGCGCCGGTTACTTGACGAAATGGCCGCGCCCACAATGCTCCGCGTTGATCCTGTTGGCGTGGTGTTTGCGGCGCGGCCGGCACTGACGAACAGTTCGGCCTCGGGCTGGAACCCAATGCCGGTAACCGCCTGGGTTCCGGTTGATGTTGGCTGGTTGAATGCCGTAGCCTCGGCCAGCAGGCCGGCGCCGCCAAGCGCGGCATATCCACACCGAAGATTGGCGCCCGGGGCGGTTGTCTTGCTGATCGTGAAGCCGTCAGCGTCCAGCGACGAACGGGCTGCGAGCATCGTCGTCGTCAGTGCGTTGCCGATTCGCACCAGGGCGGCATCAGTGCGCCCAACGCCTTGTTCGTCGGACGGGTTCAGATTGTCCTGACCAAACGAGGTCATGCACCACTGGGCCGCAGCAGTCATGGCACCAAGTCCAAACCGCGTGTTTGACCCTGAGAACCCCTCGGTAATGCTGTCGGTGCCGGCAGAGAACAACACCAGCTTCGGAGTAAACCCGACCCCCGTGACGGCTTGCGTGCCGGCAGAGGTTGTCATGTCAAAAGCGCCGACCTTCGCCGTGACAGCACCGCCACCGATAGCAAGATAGTGGATTCGCCGCGACCCGCCCGTGGTGGTCACCTGTAGCGCAAAGCCATCGTGGGTGATGCTGCCCCACTTTGCGCTCATGCTGACACCGCTGCCGTCCCCCGCCGTGGTCGTGAAGCAGTACAACTGCGACCAATCGCGCTCTAGGTTCGACGGACTGACCCCCTGGTTGTTGCGGACAGACATTGCCCACTGGCGGCCACTGCTGTCTGCCACGCCAAAAGACGCAAGTTCAGTGCCGCCACTGCCGGCAATCGACCCCCACAGAATCACCATCTTGGGCGCAAACCCAAGACCAGCAATGACTTGCTTGCCGGTGGTGGTGTTGAGCGTGAAGCTGCCTGATGCGTACTGCGCGGTCGAGACTTCAGCGGGGTGTCCTGTCGCCGGGTCAATCTTCCAGACCCGGTTGCCGCTGGTGGCGCTGAGGTGGAATCCCTGATCGCAACACAGATACAGATCACTGGCCGACGTGAAGGCGATGCCCTCGACAGACGACGGGATCACCACGCCAGCAGACACAGCGCCCGTGATGCGGTTGATCCGATACAGGTATGCCGGGGTCGCCTCGATCGCGCCCGTGCTGTCGCCGTCGAACGTGCCCCAAATCACCGTGCTGGGCGATGTCGGGTCCAGCGTGATGCCGTCCACGATGCTGCCCGCAGGGTTGCCGCTGACAGCGATGGTTTCCACCAGCGCGCCGGTCGTCGCGTTGTAGCTGCGGATGACGCCATCGCTCCACGCAGCCAGCACTCGGTCATTGGCCGCGTCATACGCGATGCCGTTAGGACCAATGGTTGCCAGCCCGGGGCTGATGGTCTGCTGCAGAACACCCGCAGAGTTGTAGCGCCGCAGCGTGCCGTTTGTAGCTGCGCGAGTCCCGACCCAGTACGTCCCATCGCTGCTGTCGTAGGCAACGCCCTGCATGCTGCCGGCAGGCGCACCGGCCAGCGCAATCTGACCGACATAGGTGCCGTCCAGCGCGGTCTTGACGATTCGCCCGTTGTCGAAGTCACCGATCAGCAGATTGGTGCCGTCATAGCCCAATCCGGTGTTGGTGAAATTGACGGAGCCAGTGCCGCCGCCAGGAACAACCCAAGAGCTGGCCATGATTAGGCGATAGCCTGGACGCGGCCAGACCCATCGAGCGTCACTTCACGCTCAGCCCCGAGCGTGTTGCTGACCACAACCGTAGTGCTGCTGGGGTAGCTGACCGTGTGCACCACGCCCTGCCGTATGTAGCCGGTCAAGCGGCCAGAACCGTCATAGGTGGCGCCAGAAATCCCAGCCTGTGACACCAGGGACACGCCCGCCTGGCCTTCCGCGCCCCTGTTGAACTCGTCGCGCTGGGTGCCGGTGGCGGCAGTCCTCGAGGCATTGACTTCCACGGCTGCGTTGTCGCCGATGAACTGCAGCGCCAGGTCGTTGGCGACCTCGTAGGTGCTGCCAGCCACATAGGACAGCACGCCGCCTGCGGCGAAGCGGCTGGCCAACATCTTGATCTGCATGGGGTCGTCCTTCCGTTCTACATGCGCACGACGAAGCGGGCGCGGGGGTTCTGCCCGGCGGCGATGCGGGCGGCCGCGGCCTCGGCCTCCACGTCGCGCGCCGCTGCGTTCAGGGCGGTGAGCAGCTCGGCCACGGTGCGGTAGGTCATGCGCCGGCCGTTGACCATGTATTCCTGGACCGTGAAGGACCCGCTGGCCAGGTAGGCGCGGTAGGCCGTCTGCAGGGTCTCGAAGGCCACCAGCGCGGCGCTCTTCAGCGACGCCGCATCGGTGCCGACCACAGCCGGGTCGGGAAGCACCTTGAGCGTGCCCACATCGAGCGACGCCCGCGCGCTGGTGGCTGACTTGGTGTAGATCGCCCGCAGCGCGTAGCTGCCGGCCAGCCAGTTCGCAGTGGTGCCGGCGGTCGACTCCACCAGGTGGTCGGCGCCGCTGGCCGTGCTGTTCAGCGTGTGGCGGGCCGGGCCGATCAGCACCAGCTGGGCCACCCAGCCGTCTGCGGCGCTGTAGGTGGCGCCGTCCAGCGTTGCGGTGAAGCTGTCACCGGCGGTGTGCTGGAGTGGGATTGACTGGCTCATGCGGGGAGCATGCCGGCGCGGCCGGAACTGCTGGCGGCGCGTTGTTCCGGCGCTTGGGTCAGGCCTCGGGGAACCGAAGCAGGCTGACCACCTTGCGGGCCCACCGGTCGCTGATTCCCAGGCGCTCGGCGATCTGGGTGCTGCTCAGGCCCTGCTCTGCCAGCTCGATCACTCGCACCTTGGTCGAGACATGCTGCACCCGGTGGATGTAGTGCACGCCACCGCCCAGGCGGCCGCGCAGCACGCGCTCGGCCTCCTGCAGGTGGTCTTGCAGTGCGTCAGGCGGTGCGCCGCTGGCCTCGATGGTTTCACGCACGGCGCGCAGGATTAGAGCGAGAGCGTCCATGTCGCTCATGCCCGGCTGCTGCCGGCCGCCAGCGCCCGCTGCGCCTGCTCACCCAACGCCCGCGTGAACTCGGCCGGCGCCTCGCGTTGCGCAATGGCGGTGGCCAGGCGGTCGAAGTCGAAGCGCCTGCGGTACGCGGTTGCCTTCACGAACACGAACACCGGCGTGACGTTGCTGCCGCTGAACTCACGCTGGTAGATGCCCGGGGTCATCTTGCCACCCGGCTGCACCGCGAAGAAGCGGCCGCCGGCCTTGCGCTGTGCGGCGATCTGCTTCCGCGGGTTGAACGACATGTTCCGCGTGTAGCCGGACACCATGGTGATGCGCATCTGCGACAGCACCTGGATCACCTGCCCGCGGCTCACGTTGCCGTAGGCATCCAGCCGGGCGCCCTGGCCGGGCACGACCTGCCAACCGGCGGGCAGCGCACCGATGGCGTTGAGCGCCACTTCCAGGCGCTTCAGACGCCGCGGCCCGCCCTCGACGTTGGCGCGCAAGAACCTGGTGGCCGGCGTGGCCACCGCCAACGACGCTTCGTCCTTGAACCCCACCTCGGCCTGCACCCGCTGCGCCGTGGCCGGCCGCACGTACATGCTGTTGAGCGTGTAGGGCGTGGGCCGATCAAACATCTGCGGCAGCGTGGCGCGCACCTCATCACGCACCTTCACCGCCGTGCGCGTCAGCGCCGTGGCGGCCGCGGCGTTCAGACGCCGCGCGCTCAGTCCTTCGATGGCTGCCAAGGCCTGGCCCAGGCCGGTGATGCTGACGTCGAGCCTCATTCCGCGCTCCAGTTGCTGGCGTTGGGCATTTCTTCGGTGAAGTTCATTTCATCGCCTTTGGGTTCGCAGGCGCTGGATGCGCTGCAGATAGCTGCCGCTGTCTTCCGCGGCAACGGGCTTGTCATGGCGGGACGACGCCACCAGCAGATCCACGGACGCCTGCGTCGCGCTGGGCTTGACCACCTGGGCAAACAGGTCAGCCGTCAGCGGCTGCACCGCCGACGCCAGGCGCTCCCACTCGCGCTGCGTGCGGGTGTGCAGCCCCAGCGCGTGGGTGCAGAACAGCGCGTAGACCGTGCAGTCGAGCGGCTCGTTGCGGGCGCGCTTGGTGTTGACCCAGCGGTAGTCCAGTCCGCGCGCTGTTCGCACCGGCACACGGCTCTCAGCCGTCAACCCGGGGTAGAAAGTGGCCGGCAGGTCTTTGCTGAAGTGCACGTAGCCCGGCCCCGGCTGGGTCACCATCAGCCGGCCGTAGAACAGGTCCTTTGCCGTGTCGGTGCCCACGTACCACAGCCGCACGCCACGCTTGAGCACCTTGCCGCGCCAGTTCACGTCCTGGATGGTGGCCTTGCCCTTGACCATCTTGCTGGGCTGCGGGTCGCCCCGCACGGCGAACACCTTGCGGCGCTCCCTGGTGCGACAGTAGTTGTAGGCCTGGTGCGTGAAGTGGCCGCCGGTGTCGATGGCGGCCGCCTCGATCTTCAGAGCCTGCCCGCTGGCATGCTGGAAGATGGTGTCGAGGTACGGGTCGAGCTTGTCGCCCCAGTCGCGCTCGTCGGCCGGGTTGGCGTAGATGACCGAATAGTCGACGCACCACATCTCTTCGCCCTGGCCGATGGCCCAGGTCACGGCCTCGAAGCGGTCGTCCTGCACGTCGATGCCGGTCACCAGCACGAGGCCGCCCATGGGCACGGTGAAGCGCCGGTAGTCCTCAGCCCGGCGGGCCAGCGCGTGCTCGTCGGCCTTCTCGAATTTCTCCTCCCACAGCTCGCCCAGCGTCTCGTTGATGAACGTGATCAGCGGGCCGTTCTGCCCCTCGCCGGCCTTGCGCTTGGCCTCCAGGAACTCGCGCACGATGTCGCCCCAGCTGCGCTGCGGGCTGTAGGCCGTCCAGATGTGGAAGGCCACATGCCGCGGCGGCGGGCGCGGCGCGCCGGTGGCGTCACGCCACTGGCCATCGGCGCCGTAGCGGTAGTCGCCGCATCCACTCACCCAGGCGCCGTCGGCCCACAAGCGCAGGTACTCGCCCTGATGGATGGCGCCCAGGCAGTGCGGGCAAACGTGCCGCACCGGTGATGGGTCACCACCCAGGCCGCCGCCCTTGAACCCGTGCTGCGCTTCTTTGCTGCCCCACAGCAGCGGGTGCTCGGCCTGGCAGTGCGGGCACACGATGTGGAAGCGCATCAGCACGTCGGCATTGGCCTCGCGCGTCTCGATGTGGTCGACGCCCTTCACGCGCGGCGTGCTGCCGGCGATCAGCTTGGGGAAGGCGGCGCCCTCGAGGCGCCCGCGGGCACCTTCCACCGGATCGATGCTCTTCTCGACCACCAGGTCGAAGGCGCTGGCCTCGTCCAGCATCGACACCGCCACGGTGATCCGCCGGAATGCCCGCGCCGCCTTGCCGCCCAGCGTGTGCAGCACGCTGCCCTTGAACTGCTTCAGCTTGAGGGTGTCTTCCTTCCCCTTCAGCAGCACCGGCCGCATGGCGGCCACGTCGCGCAGCATCGGGTCAATCTCGCTCTTGACGAAGCTGTCGCGGTCGTCGTCGGTGGGCTGCCACAGCGCCTGCTTGCGCCGGCGGTGCGCCGCGTTGTAGGCGATAAAGGCCACCAGGGTCTTGGTGTAGCCCACCCGCTTGGCCTTGCGCACCGTCACCTCTTCGATGGCGTCGTTGCTGAAGGCGTCCATCCAGCCGCGCTGGAAGGGGTAGGCCTCCCACTGGCCCTGGCTGTGACTGCTCTCGGCGCTGAGCTTGAAGTGCTCGGCCGCCCACACGCTCAGCGTCTGCGGCGGGTCGGCTCGCAGCGGCTGCAGGCCGCCGACTACGGCAGCCAGCACGGCGCGCTGGGTCTCAGTCGGGGCGCGGCTCATCGTCCAGGCCCACCAGCTCGGGCTCGTCATCGTCGCCGGCCTGGTCCAGGCTGGATGACACCAAGGCCACCGTGGTGCGCACCCACTCGTTGCGCGCCGAAGCGATGGCGGTCATCACCTGGTCGATGGCAGCCGGTTGCAGATCCGGGCAGGCCTTGCGCAGCTGGCCCGGCAGGTGGTCGAAGCGCTCGGCCACCGCCTGGCTGGCCGTGGCCAGCACCTCGCTCAGCAGCTCGACGGCAGCATAGTCGCCGCGCAGCACGGCGTTCTTGATGTCGATGCCAACGCGCTGCGACCGGGCCAACGCAGCGCGCTCCTGGGCCAGATCCAGCCCGCCATCGGTCGCGCCCACACGGCCGGCAGCCTGCTCGCGCAGCCGGCCGCAGTAGGCCAGCAGCCACTGGCGCAGTGGCGCGCCATCCTCAAGCACACCGCGGCTGACCAAGTCGCTGACGGCAGGCTGGCCGATGCCGACCAGCGCCCCGAAGTCAGCCTGCCGGATGGGCTGATCGAGGGTCATATCACCCCCTTAGAAGACCCGTTGAACAGTCCGCGTTCGGGGCCCGAATTACC